GTTGTAGAGCTCGCTCAGCTCACGGTTGAGGGCCGCGTTGGCGGCCCGATCGGCCGGGAAGCGGTTGATGATCGCCTGCAGGTCCTGGGCGAGCTGGCCCTGCAGGTAGAGGCTGGCCTGGTTCTTCTGCAGGGGGGTGATGGGCACCGGGCCGTCGGGGGTGCTGCCGAGAAACGCACCGGGGGTGGTGGCCGGGTCGTACTCGGGCTGGGCGGCGATCCGCTCCAGCCGATCGGTGATGCTGCGGATGGTGCGGCGCAGCGCCTCATCGAAGATCCCACGCAGCTTGCGCAGCTGCCGATCCTCCAGGCCCCGCAGCTCCTGATCAAGCTGCTCGAGCAGCTCCAGGGAGCGGTCAGCCATTCAGGGAGGCACAGCGCGCCCGCAGGGCGTCGAGGCGGGCCTGCAGGCTGTCCTTCCGCAAGGCCTTCATGCTGTTCTTCATCGACACCAGCTTCTCGAACACCTCACGATTGCCGCCTGCATCCGGGTGGTGCTTCATCGCCAGCTTGCGGAAGGCCTTGTCGATGTCCGCCTTTTTGGCGGTCTTGGGATCGAGCTGGAAGACCACCCAGGGCCTGAAATTTTTGAGGATGTCGATGCCGTTGATCACGCTGCCGCCTTCCTTGAGGCCGCGTTCATCTCTGGGCACGGCCACAAACCGCCTGTAGAGCTGCCGCCACTCCTCCTCGGCGTTCTTGCCCTTAAGGGTACGGGGACTGTCGCCCACAACCGACTGCTGGAAGTTCTTGTTTGCCATCAGGGCTGCAACGCTCTTCACGTTGAAGGTCTTGAAGACCGCCGAGCGCATTTCAGAGACAGTCATGGGCTTCGCCCTGCTGCTGCCAGACGGCCCCTTGGCCTCGGATGCCATCTCACCCCCACCTGAGCCACTGCTCCCGCCTTCCTTGGCCCTGGCGCCACCACTCATGGCTGGGCCGCCCTCCTTGCCAGCCGCCAGGGCAAGAATGCGCTGCATCTTCTGCTGGTTGCCACTGGATCCAGGGCTCTTGCGGCAGACCTTGTTCATCGAGATGCAGCTGGCGCCGCAGCTGTAGCCCGTGGCGCACTTCCGCTTCACGGCGTCGTTTCGCTTCTGGATGTTGGCAGAGTAGGTAGAAGCCATCGCCTCATCAATCAGTCCCTGGATGCGCTGCTCACGGCTGTCGGTGCGGCTTTCCATTGTGCCGAAGGTGTTGGCGCGCACAGCTCGCATCAGTTCGTCGAAGGCAGGGGCCATCTTGGCGATCTGCTCTTTTGTCGGCCACAGAGGGCTGTCACCACCCAGGCCTGAGAGGTAGGTGTTCTCCTGGCCTTTGCTTTGCAGCTTGTGCTGCACGTACCGCTCGAAAGTTCTGGCGAACACCTCACGCCCTGATGTCCAGTAGCCGTATTGAGCGCTGCCAGCCTTGATCCCATAGCCTCGCAGACCTTCTCTCAGCGTGTACGGATAGTCCGTGTCGTCAATGGCTTTTCGGACGCCATCCATGGCCTTCCACACCGGATCGTCCGCCTGGCTCTTCTTCCCACCATTCGAGTCCCAGTAAAGGCCACTGGTTTGTTCGCTCAGATAGACCGGATCACCCCGCATGCGTGATTGGCCGCGGGGAGTTCGACTGCCCACGTAGTCATCCAAGGCATGTCCCCATTCGTGAGCCAGAGTGCCGACGCCGTTCTTCCGGGTGATGTTGATCACCTTCGTCCCCGGCTCGTAGTGGGCCGCGGCCCGGCCCTTGCCTCTGGCCCCGAAGGCCAGGCCCAGCTGGCCATCGAGGGACATGGCGCGATCAGGGAGGCCCGTCACGTCGGCCAGATCCACCATGGCCTCGGCGGTCTTGCGCAGGTGGTGCGCCCGCTCGTCATCGGTGACGCTGTTGCCAAACTGCAGGCCACGCATCCCCATGCGCTGGGCAAGCACCGTCGCAGATCCAGCCGGTGAGTCATCAGCGGCCAGGGGGCGACCGCCGGTGCGCACTGCCTTCTTCACATAAAGATCGGCGGGATTGAAGGTCGTCCCACCCTTCTTCACGCCGGTCACCTTGTCGATCGAGGCTCCGTCAAGAATGTCTTTGGTGGCATTGCGCATCAGCTCCGCCAACTCGGCAGTGCTCTTGGTCTCGTTGGCCCGTTTCAGGCGAACGCTCAGTGTGTTGATCTGCCCAGCAACTGACGTTTTGGAGTAGCTGCCTCTCCCGGCCTTTTTGGTCAGATCCACCAGGGAGTTGGCCAGCGGATTGAAACGATCGGCGTTCGGCTGGGAGCGATCTCCCCTGATCGCGGCGATCCGATTGACGGTGGCTCGCGAGATCTCCTCCAGCATTTGCCGCGGATCAGCATCGTCCCGGCGGCGGTCGATGATGCCCTTCACCTCCTGCAGGTGGTCGTAGTACAGCTTGCGCATCTCCGCCGGGGTCTTCTTGCCCGTGATCTGGCTCAGCTCGTAGGCCGCGAACGCCTTGTCGGTGTAGGGCTGGGCCGGGAACGACTTCAGGGCCAGGTGACCGGCCAGGCGGGTGAGGTAGTTGGCGCTGGTGAGGCCTTCCGTCAGATCGAGCGGCTCGGCCTTCAGCAGCTTGTCCCGGGTCACCAGGGCCGCGGCCGTGCCATCAGCCTCTGCCTCGCTGAGCGAGCGCCACTGGTTGGCCTTGTGCCGAGCGGAGCCCTTCAGGTCTTCCCCGACATTTCCCACCGTTGACGGCCTGGCGAACTCGTAGTCCGGGTCTGCTGCCTTGGCGGCCCTGTCGGCCTCTCCCCGGGGGGTGCCGGCGGGAGCGATGGGGCGATCGCCGGCGCTGGGGCGTGGCTGGCGGGCCTGTGCGGCAGCCACGGCCGCGGCCTGTGCCTTCTCTGCCGCTGCCTGCTGGCGCACGCCACGCAGCTGGGCGGCCATCTCCCCGCGGCGGGCGGTGATGCCCTGGACCATCTCCCCAGCCACCTTTGCCTTCACCGTGCCGATGCCCCGCTGGCTGGAGGCGCCCCCGGCCGCCAGGGCCATGAGCCGCTTCAGGCGCTCCTTACCGATCGCCGATCCCGGGCGGGTGCGGCACTCCTTCCGCAGGCTGATGCAGGTGCTGCCGCAGCCATAGCCGGTGCTGCACTTCCGCTTGAGCGCATCGAGCCGCTCCTGCAGTCTCTCAGCCCGATTCATGCCTCTCGCCCATCTGCAGGAAGGTAGGCATCACACAGAGCCCCCATCGCCACGAGATCAACGGCATCGATGCGGCGGATGGTGGGGGTGGGGCCCACGGCATCGCGCACACCCCGGAGGTGCTGGTGGCCCAGGGCCAGCAGATAAGCGCCGGTGGAGGGCTCGAACAATTCCCAGGCGCCGCTCAGATCCGGCCCCACCGCCACGGGATAGGGAAGGGTCTGCCCGTAGGGGCCCTGCAGGCGGCCGATGCCCGGGCCATCCATCCGCACGCTCACCCCGAGGATCTGATGGATCTGGCCGGCGGCATCATTGCGAGGCTGCTCATCCCGGCGGCGGCGGCGGCGGGCGCGGTGCTCTGTGATCTGTTCGGCCAGGGCCTGGGCACGCTCCTCACAGGCGTCACAACAGGGCTCGTCGTCGGCATCGGTGCGGGGCGGGGTCTCGGGCGGCGCGGCGCCCTCCAGCGCTGGATCCCCACCAGCAGCCGAAGCCTCACCGGGCGGGGCCGCGGCCGGATCGTCCTCGAGGGTGCCGCCGAACTCCACGGGGGCAGGTTGCTCCGGTTGTGGGATCGAACCATCCGCTTCGCGGTTCAGCAGGGTGGTGTCGAGGCTGAAGCGCGGCTTCCCGAAGCGCGCCAGCGCCACCTCATTGGGCTGCAGCACACCATTGGTGATGTACTGGCTGTCGGCAGTGGCCACCTTCTGCCGCAGCTCGGCCTGTTCATCATCCGTGGGGGTGTAGGTGGGCCGGAAGGTGATCTCCCAGTCCTGCGGCGGCGCCTTGCCCTTCCAGGGGCCATCGGAGCAGGCCATCACCAGTTCGTAGATGCGCCGGAGGGGCTCCTTCAGGTGCTGGGCCTGCCAGTCGGCCACCTCGTTCCCGAAGGCGGCCTGCTCGCTGCGGCCATCGGCGCCGAGGCCTGAGGGGCTCTCGCCCCACAGCAGGGTGTGAGGCAAGCCGCTGGCGCCGGTGATCTCGCTCTTCAGGCTTGCCAGGATGTCGGCGATGCCGGCGGCGGAGCGGGTGAAGTTGGTGAGCTCCTCGTTGTCGTTCAGCAGGTAGGCGCCGATGGTGGAGCGGGCGAGGGCGTTGGCCTGCAGCCGCTGGCGGAGTTTGTCCTCGCCGCCGGCGGCGAGCATGTTGGCGAGCCCCGGCAGCTTGTGCACCACCAGGTCGAAGTCGTGGAGGATGTCGGCGGCGCTCTGCTGGCCGGTCTCGTAGCGCTTGAAGACGTCCCAGACCAGATCGACGACCGAGACGCCCCACCACTGCCGCTCCTGCTGGGAGCGCCAGCTGCAGGGCAGACCCTCGATGCGGATCACCCGGCTGCTGTGGATCTCCACCTGGGTGGCATCGTTGAGTCCCAGGCCAGCGGATGTGACCTGCTTGTTGCCGGCCTGCTCGTTCAGCTTCTGAAGGTCGCGGTCGGCCTGGGTCCAGAACCAGTAGCTCTCTGGTTCGCCGATGCCCGACCAGCCGGCGGCGGGATAGAGGCGCCAGCGGTCGATCGGGTACAGGCCGTGAATGGTGCGCAGCCGCTGGAGGTTGAGCGGCCGATCGATCGGCGTGCGGTCATCGGCGATCACGACGATCGCGCCACCGCCGTAGAGGCGGCTGAAGGTGGCGGCCTGGGCCAGGGCCTGGCGGAGGTGCAGCTTTTCCGTCCAGCCGACGACATCGTCGAGCTGCTTCTTCATGCGGCTGGAGGTTTCATCCCCCACGCTCAGATCCCAGCCGCTGCGGGTGCCCTGCTGGGGCAGCTTCTCAACGATGCGGCGGATCAGCCAGCTCTGTTCGTAGAGCGCATCAACGGCGGATTCAGAGAGGATGCGGGAGCGCTTGACGCCGATCGCTTCATTCCGGTCCCTGGCGGTGCCCAGGCCAGTGAGCACGTTGATCAGCGCGCCGTCGAGGCGATACCCGGAACCGGGATCATTCGATCGCTGAAAGCCGATTGCCACGGGCCGATGCGCACGGGGTCAGGGTAGGTCGAACGATCTGGCGACATCCTTGGCTGGGGATGTCGCAACCCATAGGCTGGGGCGAACATCAGCGCTACTACGGTGGGCTCGCCGCTTGATGCCATGCTGCAGGCCTACGGGCGGCTGCCGATCCCAACCAGGGAAGAGCAGGTGCTGCTGGGGCGTGCGATTCGGGCCTGGCTGGACTGGACGCCATCGCCAGAGGAGCAGGCGCAGGGGATCACGGAGCCACCGCGGCGGATCAGGAGAGCAGGAGAGCGGGCCCGAGAGCAGCTGGTGAGCCGCAACATGCTGCTGGTCGCAAAGCAGGCGCGCTCGTTCTCCGTGAGCTCGATGCCGGCCCTGGAGATCCAGGACCTGATTCAGGAGGGGGCGATCGGGCTGTGCCGCGCGGCCGAGCTGTTTGATCCGATGCACGGCACGGCGTTCTCCACCTTCGCCGTGTGGTGGATCCGGCAGAGCATGACGCGGCTGGTGCACACCTCTGGCGCGATCCGCATCCCCACGAAGCGCTCCCAGGCGATGCACAAGCTGCGGCGGTGGGTGGAGGCCTTCACCGCCCGCGAAGGCCGCTCGCCAACGGATGCCGAGGCGATGGAGGCGCTGGGGCTCACCGCTGGCGATCTGGTGATCCTGCGGGAGGCGGCCGCGGTGCGGCAGCTGCGCTCCCTGGACGCGGTGATGGTGGATGGAGGGGATACCTGGCTGAGCACTGTTGCCGCCCCGGCGGACGATCCGGAGGACACGGCCACAGACAGGCAGTGGGATCAGGTGGTGCGGATCCTGGGGCCTTGGCCCGTGTTGCAGGAGGTGATGGAACGGCGCCTGGCGGGCCAGGGCTACTGCGAGATCGGCCTGCAGATGGGGATCACGGAACGGATGGCGGTGAGGCGGTGGAGGGAAGCCCTGGCGATGGCGCAGTGGCTGCTGCAGAGCCCCGATGAGGGCAATGCACCTCTGGCAGTGGAGACGGGAACAGCCGCCGGCGAGAAGCAAACGACGTTCTGGCAGCCGTCCTTGCTGTCTCTTCTCGCCTAGGACTGATGCACTAGACCGGGCTAGATTCATCGCGAGCCAACGACATCTCGACTTCATGCCGGCACAGGCGCAGCGCTCCGGGCGGACAGTGGTTGATGAGCCCAAGCTGCCCGCGTATCCCACAGAAAACGGGCTCACCGAAGCGCAACAGCGCACGCTGAACGCCATCCGCGACTACATCGATGCCCATGGCATCCCTCCCTCCATCCGCGACGTCTGCCAGGTGATGGGCCTGTCCTCCACCAGCTCGGTGCAGATCCATTTCACGAATCTGCAGCGGCTCGGGGCCATTGAGTTCCGGCGGCACGTACCGCGCAGCGTGCGGGTGCTCTGGCCCCGTCCCGAGGGCTGACATGGGCTGGAGCGAGTGGATGGTGCCGGAGTTCCGCGACGAGCAGGAATTCGCCCTGCAGGTGCTGCAGCTGGAGCTGCGCGACACGATCGTGCACAACCCGGAGGAGGTGATCGCGCTGTGCGTGTCGCTTTCTCGGCTCACCTCGATGCAGGACAGCATCATCCGCAAGGCGACCAGGCGGATCACCGAGCTGGAGCTTGGCCAGGCCATTGCGGAGCCCTTGGCAACGACGCCGCCGGCGCGCCGTGGCCGGAGCTGTGGCCCATGCCAGGCCGAGGCCAGTGATTGAGCCCGCCTTCCTGGCGCAGCTGCGACGGCAGTTGCGGGCCGAGCAGGCCATGACCCTGGTGCAGATCGAGCAGCTGGTGCCCAACTGGTGGCCAACCATCACCGACCTGGCGGAACAGCTCGGCACCGATCGAGCCACGCTCAACCGATGTTTGTCCAACCTGCAGCGCCAGGGCCTGCTGAGCAGGGTCAGCCGTGGGAACAGCGGAGGCACCTGGATCTGGTGGGTGAAGCGCTCTGCCGATGAGCTGCCAAGCGCTCTGCCGATGAGCTGCCAGACGACAGCTTCGCTCCACGGTGGGTGCTGCGCGATCTAAGAAGCTATTCGCGGCGGGAGATCATCCTCGGGCAGGAGCGGGCCTTTGCAGATGCCCAGGGGCTGTCCCTGAACACCGTGCGCAATTTCCTGGGTGGCTTCCGGCCGGTGCTGGCCAAGCGCTGGCAGGTGGTGAGCTCACCTCTGCAGCTTGCGGAGCAGGACTGACCGGGCTCTGATCAGACCATCCGGATCCAGTCGGCGATCATCGGCCGCACCCTGGCGCCGGCTTCGCAGGCGGCCGCCAGGCTCATCACGGCGTCGTCATGGCAGCCGGCCGCGGCCTCGCGGGTGCCATCGGCCCCCTGGCGGAACACGCGCATCTGCTCGCCATAGATGCTGTCTGGCGGGATGCCCAGCTCGCCCTGCTCGAGCAGCAGCAGCACTCGGTCGGTCATGGCGATCTTGCTGGTCTTGCCGGTGTGGAACTCTTCGATCGGCACGCCGGGCCGCAGGCGGGCCAGCGACTCACCCACAGCGGCGCCGACGCCGTTCTTCTCGATCATCACCAGCTCGGGGTTGTACTGGTCCATCAGGCGGGCTGTGCGCTGCAGGCCGTAGTCGCGGCTGCGGCGCGCGTCGTTGAAGAACGCCACCACCTGCCACGGATTGGTGGTGACATCGAGGACGGTGGTGACCCACTCGTCGTCGCCCGAGCCGTTCGGGTCGATCCCGATCACGTAGTTGTGGCCCCTGGTGGGCAGATCCAGTCCGCCGATGGCCTCGGCGCCATCGATCAGGTCGTGCGGGTAGACCTCGGCATCGGTGGCGGCGAAGTCGAGCTCGAACTCCTGCCGGTAGCGCTGCTCGGTGAGCTGGAACTTGCGCCTGGTGTTCTCGGGATAGTCCGGATCCCGGGAGTAGATCGGATGCTGGGACCAGTGGATTGCGACCTTCGCGAACTCCCCGTTGGGGCTGCAGCGCAGGATCGGGATCCCGTTGACGGTGCCCTCGCCGATCGGCACCTCGCCGTGGTCGGTGCTCCAGTGCTCATGAAACCGGCCAGAGCGGCCGTTGGGGGTGGAGACCCAGACGGCGCGGGCGCGCGGGCCCAGCAGGCTGAGGGTGGGCATGGCACCGGTCTCGATGCCGGCCAGCTTCTCGATGAACGCCCCCTCATCGAACAGCACGAAGGAGGCTGATGGGATGCCCCGGGCGGCCCGCTCGGTGGGGGGCAGGAAGTGGAGGCTGCCGCGGCCCTGGAACTGGATCTTGCGGGCGCTGTCCTTCGGCAGTGGGGGGCAATGAGAGCCCAGTGAGGCCGCCTGGCCCTTGATCCGGGCTGCCAGCTCGCTGGCGTCCTCGCCGGTCTTGGAGAAGATGATCCCCACCCAGGCCGGCCGCTGGATGGCCTGCTGGAGCATGTATGAGATGACGGTCTCGGAGACGCCGGTCTGGCGGCTCTTGAGCACATAGGTGTTCTGGTGGGCGCGGATCGTGCGCACCAGCGACAGCTGGTAGTCCCAGGGCACGAACGGCAGGAACTTCCCCTGCGACGCGATGTAGGTGCGAGCGGCGAAGTCGGGCCAGCGCTTGGGGAGCTGATCCCACAGCTGCAGGGCCTGCTGCTGGCCAAACAGGCCGCGGCGGGGCAGGTACTGCAGCACCGGGCGGACGGCCTGCTTGCGGGGCAGGTGGAGGCCGGCGGGGCCCTGGCGGGGCCAGGAGTAGCAGGGGGTCTGGGTGCGGAGCTGGGCCTCGTAGTCGGCCCAGGCCTCGTCATCCCAGGCCATCAGAAGTCACCTTCTCGATCCAGGGCCTCCTGCTCCTCTGGGCTCAGGGCTGGCGCGCCGGCGCCACCGTCGCCGATCTGTTCCTGGGCCCGCTCGAACTTGTCGATGGTGAGCAGGAACTTGTTGATCTCAGCCAGGGTTCCCAGGGCGGTCTGCAGCTGCTTGGCCTGCAGGGAAGCCCGCAGGACATGCTCCATCCTCGAGACCTGAATGGCACCGAAGCGCAGCTTGTCGTAGAGGCTGGTGCCCTGAATGCAGAGCTCGTAGGCCTCGGCCACCAGGCGGGCGGCCACGGCTGGGCTGACCTTGAAGCCCTTGACCGCCACCGTCATCAGATCCTGAGGGCCGTAGCCCTGCTTCACGGCGAGACCCAGCAGCGAGTGGACCCTGTAGTTGCGCTCGGCCGCTCTGGAGATGCTGCGGTCCTTCGTCTTCTGCTTGGGCTTGGGTTTCGCCTTCCGGGGTTTGGGATTGGCGCCGGCCTTTTCGCTGCTCACGCCGGATTGCCTCCTGCTGGAAACGTAGGCACCTGCTGCTCAGCCACCTCCACACGGGAGGGAACCATCTGGATCGCGCGATGCCTCTGCAGCCACAGGCTTGTTGCCTTGGTGGTGCGGTTCAGCATCAGGCCGATGGTGGCCATGTCGCGGCCCTGGGCACGCAGGCGCAGAGCCCTGGCACCTTCCTGTGGCGTCCAGCGCCGACGGCCAACAGGGACACGGTGGCGACGGGCTCGGATCGTCACGCCGGCGCGCACCAGCAGCTGCCGGATCGTCCGTTGCGACACCCGGTAGGAGCGGGCCAGCGACTTCAGGCTCTCGTCGGCCAGGTAGCGGTGCACCACCGTCTGCACCGGCAGGCGAACCGGGGGGGCCACCATCCCATCGCCGCCGGCCTGAAGGTTGTTCACCAGGGCCCGCAGCTGCCGCACCCGGCCGGCGCTGATCCGCGCATCAGCCAGCAGC